ATGTCTAAAATTTTGGATCGCGCTAGTCTGGCGTTTTTACATTTGATGCAGCAGAACCTACGGGCTTGCCACTCCTTTTCTGAACAGCGCTTGCTTTCGACTATTAGAGAGCCACACTCAGTGCATCTCTTGGTTCTTTCGGAAATTGTCATCTACGCCGCCTGAGTTTGTTGTTGAAGTTCTTTGCCGCGAGTCCGGTAGGTTTCCTGCGCCCGGGCCTCATGTTCTTTTGAGTTGCCGAGTTTGGTCCATACATCCTTGTAAGCCGCCTGAAGCTCAGCCACCGACTGCGCCAGCGCCGCTTTATCACCAAACTCTTTCAGCGCATCTTCCGGTGTCGTTGATTGATCCGATGGATCTGCCTGTTGAGCTGAGTCGGATTTATTTTCAGTTGATTCCGCAGGTAATGCCCAACCAGGAAGGTTCGGAACCTGCCACCAGATATTGGTGTACTGATTTGTTTTCTTGTCCTTGAATGAGGCTTTATTCCATCCGTTAGTGCGCTCAACGGAGCAGGTGGCAAATCGCTCCTCCAGTTGATATAAGTACCGGCCAATCCCCCACTGAACAGCAGCGCGTTTCATTGCACCAGAGCGCCCACCTTTTACGGCTTCGACCTGCGTGTTTTCAGCTGCGTCCCACTTCGTTATCCATTCACCGTCAACCTTAATGGAAATGCCGCATTCCACCCCACCGTTGTTCGGGATATCGCGGTACTCATTGCGCCAACCAGACTTTCCGCAAACGTCATCAAGGCGTTTCATAATTGCCCGGTTAGTTACATAGGCGAGAACCATTGCCCATGGGCCAGATTTTGCAATTCCACATTGCTGCACTCGCCATTCAATGTCACTGGCACTGAAAGGCTCATCTAATTTATTCAAATCCATGATTCACCTCAGAATGGCATTTCATCGCCAAGGAAATCGCACTTATTAATCCGCTCAACGCGGGCCATATCCAGACAGTGGCGCTTCATTTGTTTATTGCCATCCTTGCGCCAGTAAAGAGCCTCGATAACATGGTATTTCCGCTTCAGCCGGCTAAGCTCCGGCGTTCTTGCTGGCGTTACGGGGATCATGATTCCTCCTTTTCTGGTTGGGGTAATTTCACTGGCACACCAAGGTCTTTCATCAGGCGAGCGAATTGCTCATCTGTCATGTCTCGGCAGTAATTCATGGCTGCATTGCCTTTTGGTTCAGGAATTCGACAAGGCGCTCAAGCCAGCTTTTAAGGCGGGGTTGTTTAAAGTCAGCGCCAGTTAAAATATGTTTGCGTGAATGCTGAATAGATAAAATTGGGTCGAAAGGGCGAACCGATGCCGCCCCTGCAATTGCTAGTGCTTGCATGGGTATGCTCCTGTTGATTGTGTGATTGCATGTGGCTAATGGCTGATTAACCATTACTCAGATGCAGCTAAAAAAATGCCCGACATTAAGCCGGGCAAATAAACATCAAGGGATGATTGAGGGGGTCCACATAGCTAACTCAGGGAATTAGCTATCGGGAATTACTCAGTGGGCGGTTCAGGTAATGGCATCCAGTGGGTCACAGTGGGCCGATAATTTGTTTTCCCCACCCAGCCATCACCATCGTGCCAGCAAACGAATGGTTGTCCGTAAGTGCCATAAGCTGCCCGTTTTTCAATGCAAAGCACAAACTCAGTATCGTTTGGAATCTTCTCACTACATTTAACCCACTCCATATCCCTCACCTCTGTTAACGTTGCTAATAAAAAAGGCCGCCTAAGCGACCTTTGAATGATTGCCGGGATGTTTAGCCACGCCCGGCGCGTGATTTCCTTCACTTTCCACAGCCAAGGAAGGGCTTAGACTGGAGTTTCCACAGTCAAAAAGGATTTGTTTTCTATGAGTACGCAGACTTTAAAAATTGCCTGCCCTGATTGCGGCAGTGAGCTGATCAGTCGTCCCGACGATTTTGACTTTGATAATAACTTCGTTGATGTCAGTTGCGCTAAGTGCGGAAGACCCATCAGTAAAGACGACGTAATCGAACAGGCTACTGCCGCGGCTAAGAAGAAGTTTGATGATATGATCAGGAAGTCCCTCAAAGGGCTTTAACTGTTCAATAATTTCGTTTAGCTGATTAACCGCTTCACTGGCGTCTATGGTTATAGATGCCTTTTTAAATCTCTCCATACCTACCTCGCTGTAACGCGCTCTGATTTACGATGCCCTGCTGCGTACATCGCTACTTCTGGCAGGCAGCATGAGCCTTCATAGTGCTGAACCTGTGTAGTGATGGTCACCACCTCAGCCCGCATTGTTGGCTTGCGCTTGCACTGCAACTCAACACGCGCCGGGGTAGGGCGATGCATCACTTCTGAACTGATAGCGGCTTCACTCTGAAGGTGAGCGCGGCGCTCACGTCTACGAGCTGCCGACGAACCGTTAAATGCTGTTCTGCGTGACATAGATACCTCCTGAGTGAACTTTGGTGATGCGATGCCAGGCGCTTATCTTCTGGTTGTCTCGATGGACTGCAATTCGTCGCATCCCAAAGCACACGCTTTGGTACTAATTGGCTTTGCAGCCACGTAGGTGAATCCATCACCGTTGTAGAAAGAGCGTGTCATCCGTTTCGTTTTCGCCAGCGTCCTGCTGATGGGGTAAATATACACGTAATGTGATTTTATCGTCAATCACAATATGTGTATTATTTTAAATCTCACGTTATGTGTATGACTCGATTAACAATTTATTTTTTGTGTGCTCACTATTCCGCTTGTGATAGCTTGTAATGGTCAAAATCTGAGCGGGGAAAGCGCTATGAATCTGGACGAGGATCGCGTGAACATGATGGTTAAAGCTATGGGGCGGGCGATTATGGAGCTATCTCTCGCCAATCAGCCGATAACTCAGGAAGCGGTCGTTGAAAAGCTGGAGCAGTACCGAAAAGCGACGGGTAACGTGATTGGGAAAGGGGTTAACAAGGATGCGGCAGAGATCGTGCGAAAGGGAAGTGCTGCGATTGACTAGCGGGCAATAAAAACCCGGCGCGGTGGCCGGGTTAGCTGACTATTTCAAAGCCTATTTGCTCAAGTGTGGCATCGCCACGACATAAGGCGTGGAAATGTCTATCCTTGATTCCTGCTTGCTTTGCCATGGATTTTATCAAGTCCTTGGAAAATGGAGCGTGATGCTGATCTACAGTAACCACCCACTTGCCTTTGCTATTTTTTAAAATCCATTGTTCATGAGATGTTCCGGACTTGGGCTTCATTTCAAATCCCATCTTCTTTAAGCCCCTGATAACCTCTTCGTACTTCAATGGCGTCAATTTTTTCCGAAACATTCACTTCACCTATGCAAGTGAATCACAGGGTTCCGCGAACAACTTTGCTTGCTCGCGTTTTCTCACGAAAACCTGAAATGCAACCACCCAATACTTCAGCCACATAGAAAGTGGGGCCTTTCTTTTTAACAGTTGCTCTGCGTACTGAGGCTCAGAAAGCGCCTCAGTAAGGAAATCTTTAATTTGAGTTTCAAGCTTATCCATAGCTTCACGCATAGTGTCTGCTTGCGCTGCAAGAGATAGGTCTAAGCATGCAGCGACAAATACACCATCCTGCTGGTAGGCCATGCAACGTAAGATTTTCATTTTATTCTCCTCAAAAGCTCGCATATAGGAGCTTGACTGAAGTGTACCTGAAAGCCAGAGCTTAACAACTCAAATATGATTAATTTTACAAAAGTCAAGCCTTACTGTGCTTATGTACATGAGAAAATCACTACTAATCCCTACTCAAAGATATCCTCAGGCCACTGTGCCTTAACCACCTTGCCGATGATGCGGCAATTCTCGTTGCACGGGATGCTTTCATAGCGTGGGCTTGGGTTCAGCGGTTCCAGCCAGTGCTTACCATCATCCCAGGTATATTTCTTGAATGTGACCTCGGAATCGCCAAACACGCCTGCAACGCAGAAATCTCCGGCATCTACCTCTTCAGCCGGATCTACCAGGATAAGCATTCCTTCCGGGAAGCTGGGCCGCATTCCCTGTGGTGCGGTCATAGAGTGACCCTTCACCTCAAGCCAGAACGCGTCTTTGCTGGCCTTTTTAGTTGTAGAAACCCACTTTTGAGCATCACCCTCAGTGAATGTGCCTACTTCTGAAAACTGTCCGGCCTGTACCGTAGTGAACAGTGGGTATTCGTACTGCTTATAAACAGGACCAGATTCGTCGCCAAAAAGGATCAGCGATGGAGATACACCCAATACGGAAGCCAATACCAGCGCATCATCTGCACTAACCTTGCGCGTACCAAGCTCGTAATTTCCAAGGCGCGACGGAGCAGCCCAACCACAAAGTTTGGCTAGCTGTGCCTGGCTAAATCCCTTTGCTTCTCTGAGGGACTTAATCCTTTCCCCGATAATCTCATGCATAGTTTTCATACCGATAATCTATCACGGCATGTGATTACTGTATTTACACAAGGTGAGATTGACAGTTAATCACATATTGTGAATAATAAGTTTGTATCAACCGAAAAGGAGACTGCAATGAACAACATTGCACAGCAGCGAAAGAAAATTGGAGTTTCGCAAGCTGTTCTGGCTGAGGCAATTGGTTGGGGGCAGTCCCGGATTGCCAATTACGAACTCAACATTCGAACGCCCGGCCTTAACGATTGCCGCGAAATTGTAGAAGCATTAAAGAAACTTGGCTGCAAATGCACCCTCGATGAAGTGTTCCCACCTTCAGATAGCAAAGCCGCCTAAGCATCACCGCTCTTTTCACAACGGACATGACGTCCTACGTCGCTGCAAAGCGAATCCCAAATCAATAAACAACAATGCGTCACCCGTTATGGGTGTGCGCTCATTAACTATTCACTAAAGGGAAGTATCACAAATGGATCACGCAAACAAACGCAATGAGGCGCTCCGCATTGAGAGCGCATTACTCAACAAAATCGCATTACTCGGCACTGAGAAAACAGCCGCAGCTGTAGGTGTGGATAAAGCTCAGATTAGCCGGTGGAAACGGGACTGGATACCCAAGTTTTCGATGCTTCTCGCCGTTCTGGAGTGGGGTGTTGTCGATGACGAAATGGCACATCTCGCCCGTCAGGTTGCATCAATCCTGACCAAAGAAAAAGCCCCAAACGCGCCAACGTTTGAGGCCTGATAACACTGTGTTACGCCAACACAAATAGAGCTATTTCAGGAGTAATTATGGCAAAAAAACCAACGCCTGACCAGGTCAAAAAGGTTCGCTCAGGCATAACTAAAAAAATCCGTTTTGAAGTATTCAAGCGAGATGGGTTCAAGTGTCAGTACTGTGGGCGCTCGGCCCCTGACGTGATTTTGCATGTTGATCACATAAACCCTGTCAGTAAGGGTGGTGATAACGACATGATGAACCTCGTTACTTCATGCGAGAGTTGCAACGGTGGGAAAAGTGACCGTCAACTTACTGATAATTCTGTTCTCGAAAAGCAAAGACAGCAACTCCAGGAGCTTAATGTTAAGCGTGAGCAACTGGAGATGATGATCCAGTGGCGTGATGGCTTAAAGAGCCTGAAGGACGATGTGGTAGACATCGTTGTAGTGAAAATTGAAGAGTGTATTGACCCTTTCACTGTCAACGATAATGGTCGCAAAGCCATAAAACGATGGCTCCGTATTTATAAGATTGAAGAAATTCTGGACGCAATTGAACTGGCGGCAGACAAGAAGCTTACTCAGGAGCTTACGCCCGAGGTTACCGGGGCTTTCTTCGATTACATACCCCGTATTGCTGCAACAAAAAGAAAACCCCCCGAAGAGCAAAGGATCCTCTATATCAGAGGAATTCTGAAAAACCGAATTTATATCAATCAAAACCACGTAATGAGCTATCTCAAGGCGTGGGTTTCCTATGGCTTAGATCTTGATGAGCTGACCGAGTTTGCTAAGACGGTGCCGAACTGGACCACCTTTAAAGAGTGGGTATCAGAACGCATTCGAGAAGCTCAAGAAGATATCCCGTATTAAAGGTGACTAAATGGCACGTTCACGAAACATCAAACCAGGCTTTTTCACCAATGATGAATTAGCTGAATGCTCTCCATACGCTCGTCTCCTTTTCGCGGGCCTGTGGACGATAGCTGACAAAGAAGGGCGATTGGATGATCGCCCCAAAAAGGTTAAAGCTCTCGTACTTCCTTTCGACAACGTCGACTGTGACGATCTTTTAAAGCAACTTCACGACCGAAAGTTCATTCACAGGTATCAGGTTGACGGTGCCGGTTTTATTCATGTCAACAACGGGTAA